ATGTCCGCCAAAGAAGTCAGATTCAGTACCGACGCCCGCGACCGCATGCTGAAAGGCATCAACATGCTGGCCAACGCCGTGAAGATCACCCTTGGACCCAAGGGCCGGAACGTCATCCTGGACAAATCCTGGGGTGCGCCGCGCATCACCAAGGACGGTGTGACCGTCGCCAAGGAAATCGAGCTGTCGGACCATTTCGAGAATATGGGCGCGCAGATGGTCAGGGAGGTCGCGCAGCGTACCAATGACGAGGCGGGCGATGGCACGACGACCGCAACCGTGCTCGCCCATGCGATTGTCCGGGAGGGCATGAAATCGGTCGCGGCCGGCATGAATCCGATGGATCTCAAGCGCGGGATCGACAAGGCCGTCGCCGCGGTTGTGGCCGAGATCAAGACCATGTCCCGACCCGTCGGCGACAGCGACGAGATCGCGAAGGTCGGCGCCATTTCAGCCAACGGAGAGGTCGCGATCGGCCGTCAGATCGCAGATGCGATGGCCAAGGTCGGCAATGAAGGCGTGATTACCGTCGAGGAAAACAAGGGACTGGAGACAGAAACCGAAGTGGTCGAGGGCATGCAGTTCGACCGCGGATACCTCAGCCCCTATTTCATCACGAACTCTCAAAAGATGGTCGTCGAGCTGGATGACTGCGTGATCCTGCTTCACGAGAAGAAACTGACCTCTCTCGCATCCATGGTGCCGCTGCTGGAGGCCGTGATCCAGGCCGACAAGCAACTGCTGATCGTGGCCGAGGACATCGAGGGCGAGGCGCTGGCGACGCTGGTCGTCAACAAGCTGCGCGGCGGGCTGAGGGTCGCGGCCGTCAAGGCGCCCGGCTTCGGCGACCGCCGCAAGGCGGTGATGGAAGACCTGGCCGTGCTGACGGGCGGTCAGGTGATTTCCGCGGAGTTGGGCACCAAGCTGGAGAATGTCACCATGGACATGCTCGGCACGGCGAAGAAGGTCGCGATCACCAAGGATGACACGACGATCATCGACGGTGCCGGCGACAAGAACGCGATCGCGGCGCGCGTCACGCAGATCCGGGCGCAGATCGAGGAGACTACTTCGGACTACGACAAGGAGAAGCTGCAGGAACGGCTGGCCAAGCTTGCCGGCGGCATTGCCGTGATCCGGGTCGGCGGAGCGACCGAGATCGAGGTGAAGGAGCGCAAGGACCGCGTGGACGATGCGCTGAATGCTACCCGCGCTGCGGTTCAGGAAGGTGTCGTGCCCGGTGGCGGCGTGGCACTGGTTCACGCTGGCAAGGTGCTGGCGACGCTGAAGGGTGAGAACAATGATCAGGATGCCGGCATCAAGATCGTCCGCCGCGCGATCCAGGCACCGCTGCGCCAGATTGCCGAAAATGCCGGGGTGGACGGATCGGTTGTCGTCGGAAAGGTGATCGAGAACGACAGCCCGAGCTTCGGTTTCGACGCACAGGCCGAAGAATACGGCGACATGCTGAAGGCCGGTGTCATCGATCCGACGAAAGTCGTCCGGATCGCACTCGAAAACGCCGCGTCCATTGCCGGGCTATTGATCACGACCGAAGCGATGATCGCGCAAAAGCCGGAAAAGGCCGGCGCCGGCAGCGAAATGTCCGACATGGGTGGAATGGGCGGAATGATGTGAACGGCTGCGTCCTGTGGGCAGGAGCCTCGGGGCGCGAAATCACATAGTTGATGGAATAGGCTCCGGTTAATTCGCCATGAAAAACCGGAATCAGGAGAAACTGAAATGTCCAAAGGTGACAAGCAACGCGGCAACCGTGAAGCGAAGAAGCCCAAGAAGGTGAAGGAAAAGGTCGTTGCGACAGCCGACTTCACGAAGGGCAAGGCATTAACCAATCTTGGCGAGCACAAGAAGAAATAGGTAGCGGTCCGAGAGATTACCTATCACTAAGGACGGAGCCAGATGGCAGAGGGAGACGCGGCGACTTGCCCGATCGGAAAGCCTCTGGCTCGCCAAAAAGAACGATGATGAAGAGTTGCCGGAGAGAATGCGCGACATGCGTATTTTATCGAGAAGCCGCGAGGTAGCGAATGCAACCCCGCGCCTGGTCTCGCATCACTGCGTAGTCGCTCAACATCTCCGCGATCGCAGAGCCCTCTGGCAGCAAGGCCAGCTCTTCTGCCGCCCGTGCCTGGAACTCCCGGCTGTACTCGACGACCGGCGGACAGGCACCGAGCCCGCCCCCGTCAGAACTGACCGTCGCGCAGCCGCTCAGCCAGATCGTCGCGAGACCGAGGGCGACGCGCCGCAGCCTCGAGCATCCGTCGTTGTGCATCATGGGTCTTCTCCATGGCTTCGAGCCGTTCGGCCAGACGCCCGGCGTGCTCACCGGATCGGCGCAGGGCCAGCAGGAACAGAAGGAGCGCAAGTGCGGTGACGCCGTAGCGGAGCGCCGTGCGCGCCCATGCTGATCGGGCGAGCGCGGCGATCACCGCCGCCCCCGGCGCCAGTCATCGAGGCGCGCGTAGATCGTGACTGCGATGCCCCCGAGCGCGACGGCGATGAACACCCAGCGAAGCGTGTCGAGATACGGAATTAGCGGTAGGATCGCGGTCTGGGTCTCCGCCAGGACGCTCTGCGCGACCTCGACCCCGGCTGCACCCAAGGTCGCGACACCGGCCGCTCCACCGCCCTTCATGGTGCGGCTCTCCGCGAGAACCTCACGCGCCGGCGGGGTCTCGGCGGCGAAGGACACCGGCCGCGCCGGAAAGTGTTCCCCCCACTGGCGTGCCGGGCCGAGGTCGACATGCATGAACCTCGATCGGGGATAGAAGCCGAAGCCGAGGAACCCGACTTCGCGCGCCGCTGCCTCGAACGCCACCGGGTCGTGGTTCGCCATGGCAATGTCGAAGGCGGCGCCGTCGAGGTGCTTGGAGCGGGTTGCGCCGCCCACCGCCCGGTTGTGCTCTGGGCTGCGATAGGCCGAGCGGACGATCAACGGCTTGCCCCGCCGGTCCCGCAGCGCCTGCAGCTTGTTGAGGGCGGGTAACCGAAGCCGACCTGCGCGACGTTTCGGACGCAAAGGAAGAGGTGCTGCGCCAGTGGGACGCGCGCCTGACGGCCATCTTCGAGGAATATGAGACCCACCCGCAACGCTTGCGTCCGTTGCGGACAGCGATGGAAGAACGCCTGCTTCGGGCCTTCGCGGGCTTGATCAACCAGCTTCGGCAGCAGGACCTTGGCATCGAACGTTACATCTGGCGCTCCCAAGACGACGCCAAGGTTCGCGAAAGCCATACCGAGTACGACGATCAGGTGTTCCGCTGGGACGAGCCGCCCGCAGGCGGACATCCGGGTCAGGCGCACAACTGTAGGTGCTATGCGGAGCCGGTCAGCCCCGATGTACCGAATGACGTCACACTTGTTGATTATGTCCCCACTGACGGGGGCTATCCTCTCCAAGACCTCGCCGAGCACGAGGCCTCGGGCGGGTACACCATCGCATTGCATGTCGGGAAGAGCGAAGAATTCCTGCTGAGAGCCGTTAGAACCGATCAGGTTCGAGGTCCATTCGTCAGTCAGTTCCGCCGACGCCACGGATCTTTTCCATCCTTTCAAGCCGCGCAGAGGCTTACCAACTCCAACCTTTCGCAGAATGCACTTGTTGTAAACGCAGTGGCTACGGGTCAGAGACGACGGGCCTTCATAACCCGCATATTCCCGACAGAAACGGGCGTCGAAGCCTATCGCATTGGACCCAGAGCGTCGGCACCCGTGATTGTAAGGCCTACATTCGGCATAGGTACAGTTATCGAACACGCACCCGACATGCCGAACGGCTTCATCATCATCACCTCTTATCCAAGGAACGACTGACGTGAAACCTCCTCAGGCCTTTTACGATTTCACGTTGCAGCTGCATCAGGATTTGGATCTTGTGTATCCCGGCTGGTCGTCAGAAGCATCAGACGCTCGTCGAGAGCTCTACGAGGACTTTCGGCAAGGATTTGGGGATCGATCTGTGGCAAAACTCTCCGCTTATTTTGGACTTCTGCTCAATGACGAATATGCCGACCTCGAAGCCATTTGGACAAAAGAGTCGAGAGCAGACTGGTTGTTCGAAAGACAGGGGATTCGTCGGCTACTTGAGGACTTCAGGGCTTGGGCCTCTGCCTCCTGACATTAAATCCTCGCCTCCACCCAATTCGCGACGATCAACTCCGGCAAGCTGTCATGCGCCCGGTCTGCGTGCCTCGCCAGATCCAGCCGCTTCGGCAGCTTGACCTGCGGCACCAGCAGGAAGATCGGCGCGGTGACCTTGCTGCGCCCGGTCTTGGAGCGCGACACCACCGCCTGACCCTTCGTGTTCAGCCGGCTCTCCGCCACCAGCAGGCTGGGGCCTGTGCGACGGTAGACGAAGCGCAGGCGAAGACCGCGTCGCCGCACCCATTCGACTGGAGTGATCCGGCGACCGCGCAGGCCTCGACCCGCTGCTTCCGTCGGGATCGCCAGCCAGAACCCATCTTTCGAGCGGATCAGAGGGCCTGCATCGTGTGCACCGACGATGGCCGGTGCTTTCGACCAGACCAGCGCCGCCGCGTCGAGGCTTTCGCCAGCGCGTGGGAAGGTCTGATTGCGGATCGAGTTGGCGAGCCGTCGCCCGAGCCCCGCACCGGTGATCTGAGCGCGCCAAGCAGATCTCAGCCCGGTCCCGGCCTCGCGCATGGCGGCGGTGACAGCCTTCTCGTCCGCCTTTACCTCCGCGGCCATGGCGGCGACGAGATCGGGCGTGATGTCGAGCTTCAGTTTCACGCGGGCCTCAGATCGACGGTCCAGACCAGCCGCTCGCGGTCGCTGACGGGCTCGCCCTGTATGAGGAAGGCGTCCCCGTCGATTTCCAAGCGGTCGCCGGGGCGCGGGTTCGCCACCTCGGCTGAGCGCAAGTCGATCCGAGTGGTCTCGGACCAGAGCCGCGCGTCGCCAAAGTCGGTGACCGCATCAGCCTGCCGAGACGCGACGCGTACCAGGACAGGCGCGCCGCCATCGGAGGTGTAGACCGCTTCCCGAACGATATTCGGATCGGCAAAAGCGCGTCAATCACGGCGGCAAACGCCGTCATCAGAACGAGGCGTTCAGGCGCACCCGGCCGATGGTGTCACCGGCTCCGCCCGCGACGGCTTCGGTTGCGACGCCAATCAACGTGTTCGATATGGCCACGCTCGTGGTGCGCTTATTGGTGTCGTTCCAATAGACCTTGGCGCCCACGGTCCAGGCCTGGGAGCCGACCTTGGTTATGTCGAACACGCCGGTCAGGGCGGCTTCGACAGGTTCGTTTAGAGCAGCGTCCCCGGCCGCCACGCCGACGATGGCACCGACGAGCAGACCGTCGCCAGAGGCACGGCGTAGGGCGCGGTCAGGGTGAGGGTGTTGCCGGTCTTGTCCGAATGCGCCTCCGGCTGGCCCTTGCACCACTGGAAGCAGAGCCGCCCACTACGGTGATCGCGTCGGGCCAGGCCGCGTATTTGCGCTCGGGCAACTTGAAGGCGATGTCGACATACTCGGCCGGGTCGTCCCCGGCGGCGCGGATCCGCTCGACCATGGCGGCCAGCCGGGACTGGTCCCATTCGACCCGTTTCGGCAGGTCGGCGACCACGGTGAAATCGCCGTCGTCGAAGCGGACCGTGCCGGTGTCCTTGGCCTGCGCCTGCCGCTCTTCGGCAGCGCGCGTGGCGTAGCGGACGGTCAGAGCGGCATCGAGCCGGGCCTTCGCGGCCTTGTCGTGCTTCAGGCGTTCGTCGATCTCGCGCTGGAGGATGGCCAGCAGTTCGACGGGCAGCCCGGCAATCTCCTGCGGGCTGAGGCCCGGCAGGTCATCGGGCGTGGGTGTGTTCTCGGGATAGGGCATTGGGGTCTCCGGAATGGGGGATGGGGATCAGGCGGCCTCGAGCAGGCGCATCGAGAGCGCCGCGCCGGACGGGCCGGGCTTCGGGCGGGCGACGGCGATGTAGGCAAAGGCGTCGGGGCCGAGCCGGGACTGTACGAGGTGGACGAGGTTCTGCTCGGCCGCGCGCCTTGCGGCGGCCGCCACCAGCTGCAGCGTGCGTTGGCGATCCGCCGGCAGCTTCGAGATGACCGACGTGGCATCGACGGCGAGGAAGCCGCGGTGATAGACCAGCGCCTCGCCGGGCTCGGCCTGCGCGATCCAGGCGGCGAGCCCGACCTCGTCGAGCCCCGGCCCGTTCGCGCCGTGCAGCGGCACGACCTCGGCCTCGGTGATGGGCGACAGGCGTCCCATCAGGCCGCTCCCGCGCGCGGCTGGGTGTCCATGGTATGCTGGAGCTGATCGCGCTCGAAAGCGACGATGTCCTCGAGCCGGTAGACGACCCGTCCACCGATCTTCATGTAGGCCGGGCCTTCACCCGCCCACCGCCAGCGCTCCAGCGTGCGATGCGAGATCGTCCAGCGCCGGGCGAGTTCCTTCTGGTTCAGGCAATGCTTCTGCTGCATCGGCTCTCTCCGTTTGCGTGTGCTTCGGAGAGAGATTGCGAAATCCCGCTATGGGATGTCGTCAGGATCGCAGGGGGATGTGGTGGGGGATGGATATGGCCTTGCAGGACAGGCTTGGACGGCGCGCTGGGGGATGGTCATCCCCTTCCATCCCCCAGCCGATCCCACACCAGTCGGGCCGGAGGCCACGCTCGTGGGATCGCAGGCGGTTCAGTCGATGTTCAGGCGGTAACCGCCGCGGCGGTCGGAGCGGATCAGCTGCCGCCAGTCCTTCTGCGACTTGAAGACGTCGGCCATGCGCAGGCTCTTCGAGCCCGCCGAGGACAGGATGGCCTTGCCGCTCTGCCAGGGCTCGCCCCGCTGCGCGGCCTCGTGCAAGGCACGGACAACCTGCGCCTGGATCGGGCCGAGTCGGAAGCGGTAGCCGTTGCAGCGCACCTCCTGGTAGTCGGCCGACGCGATGAAGGTGCTCTCTTCCATGGCCGAGCCGCCGGAGGAGAACCCGGACTGTAGCTCGAAACGGTCGCGTTCCTCGCGCCTTAGCAGCAGATCGCCGATCATCACGAAGACCGGCTGGGCCTCGCCGTAGAGCGACGCATAGTCCGCGCGCGGCGTGCGAAACTCGCTGACATGGAGCTCGCCGCAGCGGAACAGCTGGAAGACGTCACAGGCGTACAGGTCGAGCAGCCCGCTGAAGGGCTTCTGCTCCCACGGCACGCGGAACCGCTCGCCGTCCTGGCCCTCCTCGTAGTCACCGAACTCGACCGGCTCGCCGAAGACGCGCACCGACAGCCGGAGTTTGTCGTTCTCGGCCAGGTAAACGAGGTCCGTCTCGGAGATCCGCCAGCGCTCGAGCACCTCGGGGAGCGTGAAATACAGCTTGTCGATGTGCACGCGCCCCTCCGATTCCCCTGCCTGATGTTTACGTTATGTTCTTATTCGCTTGACGGGCGTCGATCAATCCGATTTTATCCTATTTCATCCACAGATGGGTGGGGAAACATGAACGAGCATCACACGCTTGCCGACCGTCTCAGGGCCCGGGCCAACCAGCTCGGCCTCAGCCCCGCCCATGTCGCCGAGATGGCCGGCGTGAACCGGTCCTTCGTCTACGACATCCTGCGCGGACGATCATCCCGCCCCGGCATCGACCGGCTGGCCGAGGTCGCCCGCGTCCTGAAGGTCGACCGCGACTGGCTGATCCATGGGATCGGCGATGTCGAGGGCACGCCCCCCTTCATAGAGAACCCGGACGAGGCCTTCGTCTCGATCGCGCATGCGAGCCCGCGCCCGTCGATGGGCGGCGGCGCCGTGGTCCTGGAACAGGACGACCCCGCCGGCCGCGCCTACCACTTCCGCCGATCCTGGATCCGGCACAGCCTGAAGGCCAGCCCCTCCCAGCTGCGGATCATGCATGTCGAGGGCGACAGCATGGCGCCTACGCTGCTCGACGGCGACACGGTGCTCGTCGACATGGCGCGCCGCGCGCCGAACCCGCCCGGCATCTTCGTGCTGGACGACGGCATGGGGCTGGTGGCCAAGCGGCTCGAGCACATCCCGAACAGTGACCCACCCGCGGTCCGCGTCATCTCGGATAACGGGTTCTACAGTCCCTACGAGCGAACGGCCGACGAGATCCACATCGTCGGCCGCATCCGTTGGTTCGCGCGAGAGATCTGAGATGGACTTAATTCGGAAGGCACAGAATGACTGATCAAGGAAACTTTGAGATCAAGGGCGACCGCGCTCTTTCCTCTGGGGACACCGATAAGCTCGGTTTCCGTCAGGTTTCCAGGAGGATAGCCGCATCACTGGTCGATCGCGCATCTCAAGATGGATTTGTGGTTGGCATCGAGGGTGCGTGGGGATCCGGTAAGTCAAGTCTTCTATTTCTCATTGGCGATGAGCTTCAAAAGCTGCCCTCCACTCAACGCCCATCAATAATAAATTTCCGCCCCTGGTTAATCGGTAGCAGGGACGCCCTTATTACTGGCCTATTTAGTGATCTTTCAAGTGAACTTGAAAAGTTTGCGTTGGAGGCTGGGGATGCGACACCACTTTACAAGTCGAAGGCACAGGAGGCCAGCAAGGCGCTTCGAAGCTTCATGAATGGCTTGAGCAGAACTGGCGCTGCAATTGAAGTCGTGGGCGAAGCTTCTGGATGGGCTCCAGCTAAATTGATTGGGAAGAGCGTCAGAGCCATTGGTGACATCACACGCGGGGAATCAGCATGCCCTCAACTCTCTGAACTCAAAGACAAGCTTGTAAAGTCACTCCGAGAACTGGACCACAGATTCATTATCACTATTGATGATGTTGATCGCCTTGAACCTGCTGAGGTAATTGAGATTTTGCGGCTTGTCAGATCGGTCGTCGACTTGCCGAACGTGATCTATATCTTATGTTACGATTCTGAAATCCTGGCGCAGAGCATCGAGCGAGCCGCAGGCGTAAAGAGCGGTAAAGCATATCTAGAAAAAATCGTACAGTTAACTGCTATGGTGCCACAGCCAGAGCCATTTCAGCTACGGCAATGGTTTACTGATGAACTCCATCTGATCGCTTCCGTCAAAGACGACGATGAACTTTCGAGATTGCATGCAGTAATAGATCATGAAGGTGGTAGGCAGCTTCTAACACCTCGGTCCGTGATACGCGCGCTTGATGCGGTTCGTTTCTTCTGGCCAGCGCTACGTGAGATTCGGGCAGACCTAGCTGATCTTGTGTGGCTCCAAATAATCAAAGATGGAAATCCAGCATTGTACCGTTGGATTGAAGCGTATTGCGCGACTTTTTCTGCAGTTTCAGTCGGAGCTGCACGCATCGAAGAAGCAGAGAAATCCAAAGAGCTTTCAGCATTGTTCGAGGCCGTGCCAGAAGGCCATTTTGACGACATGATGTATCGGTATTATTTTGCCGAGCAACTTCCCGGTGTTGAAGTAGACTATGCCGAAGAAGGACGCGGATTCAGTATATTTCAACGCATGTCTGAGCACGAACGTGACCTAGCCGTCAGGGCCGGAAGGCTTAGTAGCCCAGATCATTATCGGCTTTATTTTGCCTTAGCAGCTCCTTCTCATGCACTCACGAATGATGAGTTTGCGACTATATGGGAGGCATCCAATTCCGGGCCGCGGCAAACCAGTGATTCCTTACTGGACTTGCACAGCGCCGCCCAATCAGGATCGCTCACGAAGGCGGATGTTCTGCTTGAGAGACTGAAAGGTCAAGTTTATGAAGATCTTTCCGCAAAGCAATGCGAGAACTTTCTGACTGCGTTTTCTTATATGATGGATGAAGCATATCGCATGCACCCATTTGATCACTTTTGGATAAATTCATTTTGGGACAGAGCGGAACGCCTTGTGCCATTCTTTGTTTCAAACCTTGAAGATGACGATCGCAAGCGCGTTCTAAGATTGATGTTTGCACATGGCGATGCGATCGGCTGGCTAACATCGATGTTTCGGCGCGAGACGTTTGCGCACGGTCGGTATGGGGAACGACCCCGGCCGGAGGAGGAGTGGTTATTCCGGGAGGATGAGCTCGATGATATTAATGCGATCCTCTTGGAACGCTACCGCTCAATGAGTTTTCAGGACGTCATTTCTAGTCCAAATCCAGTTAGCCTTCTCTTTGCTTGGATGCAGGGAGGAGATAAGGAGGGGCCGTGTAATCTAATTGCACGTCATGCAGAGTCCGATGCAGGCTTCTTGGATGCGCTAGAAGGCCTCACCAGTTGGATCAACAGCAGCGACAGAGGCCGCTTTAAAGTCCTAAAAAGGGAAAACCTTGAGATTTTCATGGACCTGGAAAGTACGACGGCCAGGCTGCAGGGCTTAGTTGAAGATCCACAACTGGGCGAACGTGCTAGACGCATCGTGGAGGTGCTGAAGTTGGGAAACGAGTACTGATTTTTGAACCGCCAAGAGCCCCGAGCTTTTTGCGTTGTAAATCTCTTTGGGGACGCCCAATGCAGAGCGGTTGAAACATCCGCGTCCGCTCCGCTGCCTTAGTCTTCGCGCAACTACGACAACTCTCTGTTTTCACTTGAATTCCTTTGGCGCTCGCGGTGAACACGGAGCAAACCGCCTCAGGAGGTTCGCTCCCCATGCAAGACGACATCGCCTTCGCGCAGCCTGCCAAGACGCTCACCACCGATGAGCGGCTGGCGGAACTGGCCGCCATCCTCGCCGGCGCCATCGCTCGCACCAACCCACCGGAAATGAACGGGAATACTCCGCTCGGCGGAGACAGTTCGCTGGACATCCTCGCCCTGAGACGCCGTCGTCGGAGACAGGTTCGCAACCGAGATGGAGATGACTCATGAGGAAAAACACAAGAAAATCAGGCGTGGAGGCCGCGCGCACACGCCAGGTGGAGGGGATCGACGTCCTGGCCGAACTGGCGGGGCTGAAGGCGATGACGGTGCCCGAGCTGCAGGAGAAGTGGCAGGCCATCTTCGGGGAGCGCGCGCCGAACGCCAGCCGCGGCAATCTCGAGCTTCGGCTCGGCTACCGCATTCAGGAACTGGCCCATGGCGGGCTGCGCCGGGAGACGCGTCGCACGCTCGATGCGCTGGCCGACGAGGTCATGAGTGGCAAGCTGGGTGGCATGGTTGCGGACCCGCGGAAACCGGCGCCCGGCACGAAGCTGGTCCGAGAATGGGGTGGCGAGGAGCACATGGTCACCGTTCTGACGGATGGCTTCGAATGGCAGGGCCGGCGCTTCAAGTCGCTCTCGGCCGCCGTCCGCGCGATCACCGGCGCGCACTGGAACGGCTGGCGCTTTTTCGGACTCGACCGGACTCGAGGCGCGCGATGACCAGAAGGACCCAGACCGAACCGGCGCGCCGCCTGCGCTGTGCCGTCTACACCCGCAAGTCGAGCGAGGAAGGGCTCGACATGGAATTCAACAGCCTCGACGCGCAGCGGGAGGCCTGCGAAGCCTACATCGCCAGCCAGCGCGCCGAGGGCTGGGCCTGCCTGCGCGAGCGCTACGACGACGGCGGTGTCTCGGGCGGCACGCTGGACCGTCCCGCGCTGACGCAGCTGATCGCCGACATCGAGGCCGGGCTGATCGACGTGGTCGTGGTTTACAAGATCGACCGCCTCAGCCGCGCGCTGATGGATTTCTCGAAGCTGGTCGAGATCTTCGATCGCCATGGCGTGACCTTCGTGTCCGTCACGCAGTCCTTCAACACCACCACGTCGATGGGCCGGCTGACGCTGAACATCCTGCTCAGTTTCGCCCAGTTCGAGCGCGAGGTGATCGGAGAGCGGATTCGCGACAAGGTCGCCGCCTCGAAGAAGAAGGGCATGTGGATGGGCGGCTACGTGCCGCTCGGCTACGACGTGGTCGACCGCAAGCTGATCGTGAACGATACCGAAGCCACGCAGGTCCGGACCATGTTCGAGCTCTTCGCGCGCTCCGATTCCACCGCCGCCGTAATCCGGGAGCTGAACGCCCGCGGCATCCGGTCCAAGCGCGGCCGGCCCATTGACCGTGGGGCGCTCTAAAAGCTGCTGCACAACCGCATCTACCGCGGCGAGATCACCCACAAGGACGAGACCTATCCCGGCATGCACGAGCCCATCGTCGATGCGGACCTGTGGGATGCCGCCTATGCCGTGCTGGCCGGCAACCGGAACCAGCGCGCCGGGCGCACCCGGAGCACCGAGCCGGCGCTGCTGCGCGGGCTGATCTTCACCGAGACCGGCGCCGCGATGACCCCGCACCACACGAAGAAGGGCAACAGGCGCTACTGCTACTACGTCTCTATGGACGTGATCCAGAAACGGCCGACGGCCGAGTTGCGCGGGCCCCAGCGGCTGCCCGCCGCCATGGTCGAGGAGGCGGTCATCGGAGAAATCCGGCGGCTGCTGCGCACGCCGGAGATCATCGCGCGCACCGCGCGGGCCCTGAAGAAACAGCGGCCCGACCTCGACGAGGGCACTGTGACCGCGGCACTCACGCAGTTCGACGATCTCTGGAAGGCGCTGATCCCGGCCGAGCAGGCCCGTGTCGTCCAGCTGCTCGTTGCGCGCGTGACGGTGGGCGAGGACGGGCTCGACATCGATCTCCGCCATGACGGGCTCGGCGCGCTGGCAAGCCTGATGGCACCCGCGCGGGAGGACGCCGCCTGATGCCCGTGAACGAGACGATCCGCGTCCACATCCCGCTCACGATCCGCAAACGCGGTGGTCGGCCGCGCATCCTGCCGCCGAAGGATATCGAGACATCGGACCAGCCGCCGGGACAGGATCCCCGCGTGCTGCGCGCCATCGGCCGGGCATGGGCGTGGCAGCAACGGATGGAGCGCGGCGAGGTCACCACCATCGCCGATCTCGCCGCCGGGGAAGGCCTCTCCGACCGCTATGTTAGCCGCCTCTTGCGCCTCGCATGGCTGGCGCCTGATGTTCTCGAGCGGCTGGTCGTGCGCCGCGAACCCTGCGCGATCAGCCTCTACGACCTGTGCTTCGTCGCGTCCCTGCCGTGGGCCGAGCAGCCGTCGCGGGTGTTCGACTGACGGTCAGTGAAAGCTGGCCTGAAACGACGTCGGCGTCAGCGAGACATGCGCATCGAGCGGCGGGTACAACTCGAACGCCCGCGGCTCGCGCGAGAAATTCCACATCCGGAACAGGCACCACTCCGCGCGCCGTTCGTCGGCAACGGCCAGCTCGTTGCGCGTGGTGTGGAAGGGCGTGCGCTCCCAGCCGTTCTTCGTTTTCACCTCGATCAGCCGCTGGCGGCCATCGGGCGCGTAGCTGGCGATGTCGTAGCCCGCGCCGTCGCCGTCTTCTTCCGAGACCCAGCGGACCTTGCGCGCCAGGTCATCGCGCCCCGCGGCCTTCAGCGTGGCATGCTCGTGCGCCAGGACGCGCTCCTCACCCGCACGGCCGAGAGCGCGATTGCGCTCGTCCCGGCCCGCCACGTCGAACTTCCTGGCGATGTGCAACATCTGGTCCAGCTCCTGCGGCGGAGGCTGGTTGGAGAGCGTGGGCGGAGGACCGATCCAGATCTGCGCGGCCTCGCGCATGCCGGTCGCAGGGCGCGTTTCCGGCAACCGGCCCAGCCAGTCCGGGTTAAGCGCCAGCCACCGCGCTACCGCGTCGACCAGCGTCATCTGGAAATTGAAGGCGGGCTTGTACAAACCCGCGTTCAACTTCCAGGCCAGCTTGATCGACGCCGTCGCACGCTGGCTGGCGATGAACCCAGACTGGGCGCATCGTTCCCTTTCTTCCCGGCCGATGGAAGGCATGGCCGAGGCGGCGCAACTCTGGGTCGGGCCTGCACCGACTCTGACCAACCAGCCCCCGCCCGACGAGCTCGAGCAGATGCTCCACATCGCCAAGAAATTCGACGTGGCCGCGCGGGATGAACGCAACCGTGCCCTTGGCAAGGCAGGGGAGGAGCGCGTCTTGAAGCATGAGCGTGACACGCTGACTGCAGCGGGGCGGGAGGACTTGGCGCAGCAAATTCGCTGGGTGTCCGAAGAAGACGGCGATGGCGCGGGCTATGATATTGCCAGTTTCGATGCAGACGGACGGCAGCGTCTCATCGAGGTGAAGACCACAAACGGCTGGGAACGCACGCCGTTCCACGTCTCACGCAATGAACTTGCAGTGGCAGATGAACGGCGCGAGGAATGGTGCCTGTTTCGCCTCTGGAACTTCGCACGAACGCCCAAGGCTTTCGAGTTGCGCCCGCCGCTTGATGCGCATGTGTCGCTCACGGCGACCAGCTTTCAAGCAAGCTTTCATTGAATTGTGTTGACGAGACATGGCCTGAAAACGGCGCATCAATGGAGCGCGAGATAAAAGGGTTGCCGCATTCGGCACGCAACTGGTTGTGGTGACTGACTCTATTCAGCCGCACCCCTTTACGTGATGCGGCGACTATACGGTCAAGGCCCTGACTTCGCGGGAATAATTCAGCGGCACATTCCCCATGGGCGCTTTCTGCGGCGTCAAAATCAACGCAAAATCAGATATTTAGCTGCATTTAAACGGCAAGGATTGGAGGGTTGCCGTGCGATTTCTTCATCAACATCAGACACCTAGGCACGTGTTGCCGCACCTCTTTTATCTTGCGCTCCCATTGTTGGGCGCAAGATACCAACTCTTGATGCTCGGACTCTTCGCCTCGTCTACGGAGTAGCTGCCAAAAGCAGGTTTTCGCATTGTGCATACCAGTGGTCTGAAAACACTGCGAAATTGCAGGAAACCTGCACACGACCGATTTGCTTGCACGCGAAAACGCTAGTCACGTCAGTGACTTGCGGAATTCGTGGCAGGCGCTTTTATCTTGCCCTTCTTCCTGTTGTCTTCCGCAGCCCTCCTAAACCAGCTCTTGGCGCGCGTTCAAAGCCTCAAGATTGCAGGCTCGGGCGACGCTCCCAGACGCATGAGCCGGGCGCCACCGCCAAGATGCTCACTTCGGTGCTTCGATTTGAGCCGCGCGTTTGGAGGGCTCCCCATCCGATTTGCACGCTGTTACAGGCCGCTTTACGCGGCGCGTTCGCGCGCCCTGCACAAGCCAAATGCTTGGCCCCATGCTTGTCGGCATGACACCGTCTCGCCCATCCTCCCGATGTACGCGCTCGGCCCAACCGGTCGATGCCACGCGGCTCGAGGTGGCATTGATGAAGGTCGCGATGCTTGTTGCGGAGGACCCGGTCTTCGCGCCGATCTTCGAGCGGTTGGAGGCAGAACTGGCCGCGGCCGTGAAGAAAGAGAAGCGGCTTTCGGAGGCGCAGCGTCAGGCGCGGACGCTGTTGGCTCAGAAGGCGATGCGGGCGACGAGTTCGGCCACGTGTTCAAGCGATGCGCCCTTGCCGTACCGCTCCCGGTCGAGCCGGTGACCGAAGAGGTCGCGGCGGATAAGGTCGTCGATCCCGGCGGCGAGCATCCGGTCCTCGAAGGCATGGCGCAGCGAATACATCGAGTGGTGCGGCGTCTCGAGCAGGCCATTCGCGCGGAGAAACTTGTTCACGACCGCGCTCAGGGTGGCGCGGTTGCGGTAGCGGGGAAAGCCCTCGGGGTACTGCTTGAATGCTTTCAACGAGACGCCCGTCAGCGGGATCACCCGGCGGGCGTAGTGGCTCTTCAGCTGCCGTCCCTCGGGTTCGATGGAGATATGCGGCACGTCGCAGTCCAATCGGATCGTCTCGGCCGTCAGCGCCGCTCCTTCGGACGGCCGATAGCCGGTGTTGATCATCCCGAGCAGCAGGGCACGGGCCTGGCCGTTCAACCCGTCCAGCGCGCCGGGGGCGAGCAGACGCTTCCTGATCCAGTCCTCGCTGAACGGCGGGCGCGTCTGCTTCTCGCCTTCCTTGAAGGATAACTCGCCCAGCGGCAGGGACAGTCCCAGCCGCTTCATCGTGTTCACGGTCTTCAACACGTCGCCCAGGTGGATCAGGTCCTTGTTCGCAGAGTTTGCGGTCACTTCACCCGCCTCGATCCGGTCGAGCCAGTGCTGTCGAAAGTCCAGCATGTCGTCGCGGGTGATGTTGGCGATCTCCTTGTTGCCGACGACTGCGACAAAGTTCTTCACCGCCTTCTTGCGCGGCGCCTCCCAGCGGCGCAGCTGATCCTCGCTCTTGCCAAGCGTCTTCTCCTTGGCAAACGTCCAATAAAGCTCCAGTGCCTTGGTGACCGTGATACGGGGTTCCGGGACAGTTCCGAGTAGGGCGGCGGCTTCGACCGGGTCAGGCTGGTTCGCAGGCGCGGGGATCGCCTCGACGCGCTCGACGACATCCACGACAGGCAGCTTTGCCACCGCACCCGCGTCTAGATAGCGAAAGCCTCGCGCCTGGGCGAGGTCACGCGCGGCCTCGTAGCGCGCCTCGGCATCTTCACTGTTCCCGGCCAGCCGCGCCTCCCAGGCCTCGATCATCTGGCTCCACGCCCGATCCGCCTTGCTCCGAGCGATGGTCTCTGAGTCGGTGTGAAGGCTGATCCAGACGGTTTCGCGCGGCTCGATACCCCGATACCGGCGCGGCACGCGGCGGCGGAGGTGGAAAAGGCGGCCTCGTTTGGCAATGCTCAT